GGACAAACTAAAGGGGTCCCTCGATTACTATAAAGTAATCATGCCTTTGTGTATGATGTTACTGGACAGTAGTTATTCATTAACCACTGTAAAGTCCCATCCATCCACTTGCTTGATTTCAACAAACGGTTGAATTGCAAATTCAACTGTGGGTTGATGAAGTTCCAGAAGGGAAGTTCGATCACGATAATTCGATGATAGCACTGACTTGATGGCCTTTAGGTAATCCTGGGAGAACTTAATGCGGTTATCAATAAATTGTCTTTCACGGAATTCTAACACATCAGAGATTTCTCTGATTTGGTATAATTCTTGTGAAATATCAAACAATTCATTTATAGAAGCATTAATACCAAGACCCCCTAGTTTCTCCAGAGTCCGCCATAACACATTACTAATCTTCTTCGTAAGAAGTCGATTGTATGTGGGATAGCGGACCCAGTCCACGACGAAGTTCTTGCCTTCTACTCTAGTGGAAAGCTTTGTAGATGTTAATTCATCTAACAGGCTTTGAACTCGAGACTTAAGACTGTATGCTAAGTTATTGATAACTAAGTCTCTTATTGCTTCATCCATTTCTGGATCAAAGCACCAAGGTACTAGTTGACGATACTTAGAGTCCTTCGAACCACCTACCGGGTCCCCTACGGGGGATACCGCAGTTGGAGAAGGAAAAGTTACTAATCTTAAGGCATCGCGCTCTCTGAACGAGAGTGTCAGTAGAACTTCGACCATCCGCCAGGGCACAACAAAAGTTGCATCTGGGGTGCTTCGCTTATCGCGAATTTTAATAATTAGTTCTTTGAAGCAGTGTGGGTTCTCCAAACCATCAAAGATGGTATTGGGAGAAATACCACTGATTTCAAAACCATTATAAAATGTGCGCTTAGCTAATTCGGCTACGTAAGTTTGATTTTCGAACTTTCCATATCCTAAGGGGTTCTTCCCACTGACAGAGTCAGGAGAATAACCCTTGAGAGGATTAATTGGAACACGAAGGATCTCCTTCATGACTTGGTCATAGAAGATTCCGGCGTAATATTCGAAAATATGAATATCGTCTCCGATAATAGTATAAGAATCCATCATATGATAATGAAAGAACCTTAAAAGGCTCCTTACTAGAATATGATGAGTAATAGCGAAGATCGCCCATGAAGATAAAGCCCCCATAGGCTGCCCAACAGCATATCGAATGGTTTGCCCGGAGTAAACGAAGTCTCGGTTACACATTAAGTTGTACCAATGCTGCGCGAACTCCCAAAGACCAGTTATGGCATAGACAGTCTCCACTTGTAACATAGCCGGGAAAAGGTTTGTTGCTTCTGATAGGTCAGAACTTCTGTTCTGCCTACCATGGTAATCAAACGTCCGAGCTTGTACACGTTGAGCCGCAAGACCATGACTAAAGGTCCCATCTTGTTCCTGACTTGCTAACCAGGTAAATGAATACCAGTGCAATCCAGATAACAAAGATTGTGTCAAACCATCGAGAATAGCGAATAAACGAACCTTAGAACCAGGTTCTGTCTTCTCGGAAATCCGCGATAAACACGGTTTCCAAGACTTCAAACCAAGAATATTAGGTGGTGTTAGTGTTGCATATTTCCAAAGTCTTTTCAGATCTTTAGAAATCTTCAACCCCATAAACCACTTAACAGACGGTTCAAGAGCGGTCCCTTTGATCATTTTAAGATCAATTGGAAAACTCAGAACCGAAGGACCATTAGGTCCATTCTTTGCCGAAATGTGAATTTCGGTGTGGTCTAAAATTTGTTTTAAACGCTTCTGTTGTTCAGATCTTGGAAAGGCTTTATATAACTCGGTTCTATAAAATTGTCCCAAACGGCTAGAATCTTCTTTCCCAAGTACCTCTTTAGATACTTGTTCAAGGAAATCTACCGTGTGACTCTTTTGTAGAAACGGGCTACCACTCCATGGACTTGTAATAG